ACACTTGAAAAACTTGCTAGAGGAGTAAGAGCGTATGCGTTGTACCATATGCGACACTCTGCTACCCCTAAGCTCCATATCTGACCTGTGCCACGAGTGTCGCTACAGCATACGCGATGCTCTGGGCGCGGTGGATCACACTATGGAGCCTACTGACCCCCCCACCGTACCAGAGGAGCGCAAACCTGATGATTCTGCTTGACTTACTCTTAAAAGTGTTTACGATGTCCATCAACGCCGCAGGTAGCGTAGAAGGTGCGTTACGGGGTGTCGAATCAGACCAACCTAGCAAACGTGAGGAGAATTATGAATAGATACAAGGTTCTGGGCAGCGCATCTGACCTTATCAATGGGGATAGGGAGCGAGAACATGGTCAGCCAAGGCACAACTTCAAAAGGATAGCTAAGATGTGGAGCGGCTATCTGGAGCAGGAGATATCCGCTTCTGATGTCTGTGTTATGATGGTGCTTCTCAAAGCTGCTCGTCTGCGCCACAAACTGAGCGACGATTCGTTTATCGACATGGCTGGCTACGCTGCCCTAGGTAGCGAGGTGGGCGATGACTGAGGTACGCTACCAGCCCTGCCCTGACTGTAAATCGTCTGACGCTCTCACCATCTACGATGACCATACCTACTGCTTTAGCTGCAACACCTACACTGTCCACGATGCGCGAGGCAGTAGAACTATAAATAAGAAAGCGAGGCCAACTGTGGTGGAGTGGAAAGACAGGAATATAAGCTCATCTGTATTACGCTTTTACGATGTCAAAATCAAAGACGATGACACCGTGGAGTTCCCTTACTACGACGAGGACGGTCTACACCTAGGCTCTAAATTCCGCTCCCGTACCAAGAGTTTTTACACTCGCGGTAATTTTAACGAGGCTTCCCTGTTTGGGGTTCACACTTTGAGCAAGTCTGTCAAGAAGCGCGACACCGCTGTTATCGTGACAGAAGGTGAGGCAGATGCTCTGGCAGCGTTCCAGATGATGAACCGCATCTCGCCAGAGGCTAAGACGTTCACCAATACTACCGCGCAGCGCAGACTTATAACTGCACTGTCTATCAAGAGCGGTGTGGCAAGCGCGGAGCGAGACTTTAGAGAAAACCTACAGCTACTGGAGCAGTTTGAAAAGGTGTATGTCTGCTTTGATAACGACGCTGTAGGGAAAGAAGCTGCTCTAAAGTGCGCCAAGCTTTTATCACCCGGAAAGGCTTTTGTAGTCAACTTAGAGCTAAAGGATGCTTGCGAGTACACAGGTACAGACCGTGATACGGAGTTCCTCACCCATGTCACCACCTCTTCCTGCTACACTCCTAGCGGTATAGCCAACGCTGCTGACAACTTTGACTCTCTCTGGGACACTAACAACATCACCAGCATCCCCTTCCCTTGGAAGGACTTACAGGAAAAGACCTTGGGCATACGCTCTAGGGAGATCGTCACTTGGGCCGCTGGTACTGGCGTTGGTAAAAGCTCCCTGCTGCGCGAGTTGCAGCATTTTTACCTGAAGGAAACTGATAAGAAGATCGGCATTATAGCTCTGGAAGAGAGTTTAGATCGTACCAAGCGCGGCATACTTGCAGTCGAGGCTAACGATAGGCTCCACTTGAACGAGGTGTTTGAGAAGTACGAAAAGGAAGACATTAGGAAGTACTTTGACGCTACCTTGGGAACTCGTAGGGTCTACCTATACGACCACTTTGGTTCGATGGAGATGGGAGACTTGCTCAACCGTGTTCGCTATATGGTGGTCGGGTTGCAGTGCGAGATAATCTTTATAGACCATTTGTCAATTCTGGTGAGCGGTATGGACATAGCTGACGAGCGTAAAGCCATAGACCGCACCATGACGCTGCTGCGCCAGCTAACAGAGGAGACAGGCTGTGCTATCCACTTGGTCACTCACCTGCGCCGCTTAGGTTCTGACAGGTCACATGAAGCAGGTGTCGAGGTAAACTTGTCCCACCTTCGCGGAAGTCACGGTACGAGCCAGATCAGCGACACCGTTATAGGAGCGGAGCGCAACACTCAGGACGATGACCCTATAGAGGCGAACACTATCACCCTGCGAGTGCTCAAGTGCCGCTACACGGGCGATGTGGGGCTTGCAGGTAGGCTGTTTTACGATAAGACTACTGGTAGGTTACAGACTGCTAAGGAGGATTTTTGATGGGCAAGCGTAGTAATTTTGAGCGGAACCCTAGAGACTTCTACCCTACTCCTTATGAAGCTGTAGTTCCCTTGGTTCCTCACCTTCCTTCAGAGTATAGCTTCTACGAACCCTGCGCTGGTGATGGTCAGCTTATTACCCATCTGGGGAAACACGGTGGGCTTTGCAACCATGCTACTGATATCGAACCGCAGGGCATGGGGATAGGCACTCTTGACGTATTTGATACCAAATTTGTCCACTCTGATTATATTATTACCAATCCACCTTGGAGCAGAGAAATACTGCACCCTATAATTAAGCACCTGTCTAGTATCAAACCAACTTGGTTACTTTTCGATGCCGATTGGATGCACACTAAGCAAAGCACTCCTTACATGACACTGTGTAGTAAAATTGTAAGTGTGGGTAGGATCAAATGGTTTGGTAACATGACAGGTAAGGATAATTGTGCATGGTATTTGTTTGGTAAAGAAACCAGTAACACTAATTTTTACGGAAGAATCTAGAATGGCCTTGAAAAGTTTTGCAAAAGAGCGTAAGGTAAGACGTAGATCAAGGCTAAGACCTCTTAACCATCAGAAGAAGCTTGGCCCTAATAGTTGCCATAAGAATAATAAAAGAAAGCGAGGACAAGGTGGATAAACCACTAAGCAAGATGACCGTAGAGGAGCTACGGGCTGAGCGGGACACGCTCTGGGACAAAATCAACGCCGTGTTAGCTGGTGCTGCCGCAGGTGATGAAGGACATCTAAACCATAACCTAATGCTGGTAGCTGGTGAACTTCTGGACCGTGGGGAAGGGTGGTTGAAAACGCCATGAGAAGCTGTGCTATAGATATCGAAACCGATGGGCTTACCCCCACCAAAATCCACTGCCTAGTGGTGAAGCAGATGGAAGAGGGTGTTGCATCCCTAGGAACTACCCATGTATTCACAGAATCTCCCGGTGTACAGGAGTTTTTAGAGCGTTTCGACAGAGTGATAGCTCATAACGGCGTAGCGTTTGATTTCCCCGTCCTGCAAAAGCTGTGGGGGGTTGACGTAGGTGATTATAGGGAGCGCGACACTCTTATACTCTCTAGGATGACCAAGCCAGACCGCAAGGGTGGGCATAGCTTAAAGTCTTGGGGAGAACGCTTAGGGTTTGAGAAGATGGCATACGATGGCGGTTGGAATCGGTGCAGTAACGAGATGATAACGTACTGCACCAAGGATGCAGAGCTAACGGCAAAGCTGTATGACCATTTGTTTTCCGAATCGCACAAGTTTTCCTACGTTTCCATACAGGATGAACACGCTATGCAGAAGCTTGCTACTAAGGTGGAGCAGACGGGCTTTGGTTTCGACTTGGAACAAGCTTATAAGCTCTATGCCAAGCTTCTCAAGCGGCAGCGAGAGATAGTACAGGAAATGCAGGACGTATTTCCCCCTTCTATCGTACAGCTAAAGACTAAAACCAAGCTCGTCCCTTTCAACCCCGCTAGTCGCAAGCAGATAGGCGAGAGGCTAAAGCAGCGCGGTTGGAAGCCCAAGGAGTTTACCCCCACAGGTCAGCCGAAAGTAGATGAGAGTACCTTAGAGGGTTCTGACATACCAGAAGCCAAGGTTCTAGCTACCTACTTTATGCTACAGAAGCGCACAGGGTTGCTAGATTCTTGGATAAAAGCGTCTGACGGTGACAGAGTACGGTGTAACTTCCACACTCTTGGGGCCGTGACGCACCGCATGAGTTGCTCTAACCCAAATTTGCAGCAGATACCGTCCATGCGTAAACCGTATGGTGAGGAGTGCCGTAAACTTTGGGTAGCTGACCGTGGAAGGGTTCTACTGGACACTGATGCCAAGTCTCTGGAACTGCGAGTTCTAGCTCACTACATGAATGACCCTGACTTTACCAAGGATGTTCTGGAAGGGGATGTGCATAGCGAGAATCAACGTAGAGCAGGGTTGCCCACTAGGGATGCTGCAAAGACCTTCATCTACGCCCTCTGCTACGGCGCGGGTGATGCTAAACTAGGTACTGTGGTAAACGGTACTGCTAAAGACGGTAAGGAGCTTAGAGAGAGGTTCCTGTCCAACCTACCGGCCTTCACCAAGCTTCGCAAGGCTGTTACTCGAAAGGGCGAAACATCTGGGCATCTTAACGGCATAGACGGTAGAGTGTTGCACGTTAGACACCCACACGCTAGTCTTAATACTTTAATACAAGGCTCGTCTGCTGTACTAATGAAGAAATGGTTTATGAATGTAGCAGAAAGTCTTGAAAATATTAGAGAATACTACTCTGAAATAGTTGCTATGGTACACGATGAGT